GCCAAGAAGCAAGAGCGCTGGCTTATGCGGGCATTATCCCTCTTGCTTCACGGCGGCTTTGCTACTTCTATCAACGTCCCCGACGGGAAACCTATCACCGAATTAAAACTAGAAGACTTAGACTTTGGCAGTATAATTACATCACTTGGAAAGCTTGACGTAGACGACGCGGAAAAAGTGCTTGACGATTTGCTCGCCTGCTGCTCCTATGTGCCGACAAGCGGCGTCAAAACACCCTGCACACCCGAACTGGTAGACGGATTTATTGAAGACTTCCGGGTACTGTGGAAGCTGCGCGTTGAAGCGTTTAAATTAAATTTTGATTTTTTTCTAGCCGCCGGCCAGTCTCCGACGAATACGACGGGCAAGCCGGCAGATATAGTTTTCTCAAAAAATACGTAAACGTATCTAACATGACCGCGCTGGTGATATCACAGCGCTTTGCGACCCTCAAAGAGCTTGAAACCTACTACAGCTATGAGGACCTGCTGGACATGTGCGAGATAATCTATATCAACAACATTAACGAGAACCTGATGTACAAGGACATGGAGAAAAAAGCCAAGTCCAAGAATTGAAGTAAAGGCGGTATACTATGGCTAATATAATTGATTCGCTGCTGATAGCCGTCAAAATGGATAATACTGACCTAGATAAAGGACTAAAGCAGGCCGAGGGCAAAGTCAGCAGCTTTGCCGACCGGATAAAGTTAGGCGCGATTGCAAAACTGGGAGCCTTTGCTTCCGTTGGTTTTGTAATGTCGAAGGTTAAAAACCTGACGGCCGTTGCGGATGAACTTGGCAAGATAGCTGACCGCATAGGCGCAGACGTGCCGAAGCTGCAATCATGGGCCACGGCGTCTAAACTTGCTGGCGGCAGCGTTGAGGCGTTCTATGGCACGGCCGAACGATTAGGCAGTGAGCTGCAAAGAATTGCCATAACCGGAAAAAGCAGACTGCCCTTTTTTGAAAGCATGGGCGTTGCTACCCTTGACGCCACCGGGAAAGCCCGTGACGTGTTCGACGTATTGACCGACGTCGCCGGAGCTGTCGAGGGCATGGACAGGCAAACCTCTGCCGGTATATTAAAACGCTTGCAGCTGGATGAGGGCACTATAGGCCTGTTACAAATGGGCAAAAAGGGAATGCAGGACCTCATTAGGTACGAGCGAGAACTTGGCGTATTTCAAAAAGAAGACACCGTTATTGCCGCCAACTATAATGACGCTATGGCCAGACTTACCAGAACTATGAACATATCTTTCCTGCCTGTAATGCGGCTGTTTGCGCCAGTTCTGACAGAAGCGGCCAAAGCAATGACTTCTGCCTTTGCCTTTATCCAGAAACACAGTCTTGCTTTTGAAATCGCGCTGGCCGGTATAGCACTGGTCATTGGCGCCTTAGTCCTGCCGTCTCTGTGGAGCTTGTTTGTAGCGATTATGACTAATCCTATAACGTGGATTATAGCCGCCATTGTCGGGCTTATCCTGATACTAGAGGATTTATACGTCTACGCCAAGGGCGGCAAGAGCCAGTTTGAGGACCTATGGAAGACGCTAGGCACGGGCGAGGAAGTAATGGCGGCTATTCAAGGCGCATGGGACTTCTTGAAGGCTGCTGCTCAAATAGCTTGGGAAATTCTGAAATATATCCTTAAAGATTTAGGTATAAGAGTTTTAGAGTTACTGCGTTTTATAGCCATGCTGGGCGTGGGAGCGATGAATGTGTTTAAAGCCATAGGCGGTTTTATCAACGACTACTTTATTACGCCGCTTGAAAACGCCTGGAACACTCTGAAAAAGATTATTGATAACTTGCCCTCTCTGGACGGCGTTAAAGACTTTCTTGGCGGCCGATATGAGCAGTTCTTTACACCTATCACGCCGCAGCTGGCAGGTGCCGGAGCTGGCGGCAGTAAGACGCTTGAAATCGGCAAGATTGATATTCACACCCAAGCAACC